CTGACTGCAGCTTGTTGTCGTCTTGGAAGAAAAACTTGTAGAGGTACAGCCGCTGGTATTCGTCAGAGCTGACCATTGCCAGCGCCTCTTCAGACACTGATGCAGTCAGCGAGATCAGGTTGCCTGGCACAAAGCGGGGCACTGGCGTCGACACTTCTTCCGACAGCGGCACTGGGCCTGATGCGTCAGGCAGGAAGAACTCGCGCAGGCCGCTGTTGTCTGCTCCCTTTGGAATAGCCAAGTAAACGGTCCGGCCAACACCTACCGGGTCAACCGTTTGCACTTGGTCAAAGGTGGTGATCGCAGTAACTGTCGCTGTCTTTGGCGTCAATGCTGTACCGACTGTGGTTGCACCAGTGTCAAGCCTGAACTGGCCGTGAGCGCTAAACAGCAGCAGCGTGTTGGCAAACGCCAGGCTGCTGGTCAAGAAGTTGATAGACGTGCCGCCGGATGTCAGGTCAATCGGGTCGCTGTCGACCACGGTTTGCACAGTCTCTGGGAAAAACCTGTCGTAGTTATCAGCGGCCGACATGATGACGTTCTCGTCCGCCAGAAAAACCAGGCGGTTGCGGAACACGTTGATGTTTTTTATCTGGCTGCCGACAAACGTGGGGTTAGGCGCAGAGGAAAGGTCGCCTGCAATGCGGCCTGACCACTCAAACTGCTTGAACGTAAACGTGTTGTTTGTGGCCCGCACCAGCACATGCGGCATAGTGGCCCGGTCAAACTGGTACTGAATGTTTGACGCAACAGTTTCGCGCCACACGCCAGGGCCAAACCCGCTGCCAGCGTTGGCTTCAAACTCAACGTAGTAGTCGTCAAAGCTGGTGGCAGCTGAGCCCTGCACCCTGACTTTGAACCCATGCTCTGCTGATGCAGGCAGGTCGTTAATGGCAGACACCGTGCCCTTGATCGAGCTGATGTCTGTGCTGCTGCGCGTGTCGCTTGCAGACATGGTGTAGTCAGAGCCGTCGTTCTTCGTGACGCGGATGACAAAGTCGTTTTGCGTAAACGTAAAACCACTGAGGTTGCTGTCACCTGCCAGTGAGTTGCGCAGGTTGGTGGCAATGGTGATGGTGCTGAGTGCACCTGTTGCGCCAGTGGCGTAGGTCTTGGTAACGCCAGCAACTGTGACGCTGTAGGTCGTTGAGTAGTTGGCAGCCTTGACGAAGATCATTCCCTTCGTGCCCCAGTTCGTCGACAAGTTCGACGTGTCCATGGCCACCGTCTTCTCGCGGTTGACGATGAAGGTGGTGTCAGCAATAGACGCCAGCCGGAACTGCTCCGACGGGTTGCCTGTGACGTTGAGGTAGGCGGTGCCGTTAGGCGTAGACACTGTGCGCTCAGTGCCGTCCAGGGCATAGACCTTGATAGATCCGTCGCGGATTACCAGCAGGTGCTGGATGCTGCCGTCACGGTCCACGATGTGGCAGTACGGCGGGTCGTTTGCGACCGAGCCGGTAAACAACTTGGCGACATGCTCTGACGCCGGCCGTTTCTTCAACCCTTCAACAGGGCTGGGCATGCAGTTGATGACTTGCTCTGCTTGCGATGCCAGTCGCAGCGCAGCCGGTTGCTGGCTGACCCCGTTAATTAGGTTGGGGATTGAGCTGCTGACGAGTGGCATAACTAGAAGCGCTGCAGGGCACGGCTAGGCAAGTAGGTGTTGAGCACGCTGGTCTGATTGGGATTGCCACGCAGGAAGTTGTGTTCGCTGCGGGTTGTCTCCTCCTCCAAGAACATGCTCTTTGCCTCTGCCTCCATCGTTAGGTTGATCTTGGTCAGGTCGGCGCTGCCCAGCAAGGCTTCTTGCAGCTGGCGCCCAGCCTTAATTGCAATGTATTGGTGCGCGTGCTCAGGCAGATCATCCCAATCCAGCAGCGCAGTCACGTCACCCTTGAGATCTTCGGTGAATGTGAACTTGCCTGCCTTCCTGTCATACAGCCGGCTGCCACGCATGGTGACGTCGACGTCTGGGTAGAGAAGTGGATCGACTACAACGCGGCTGACGTTGGGGCCCATGTCGATTTCGTTGCTGGTGTTGCGGGTCAGGGCCTGCTGCAGCGTGGTGTTAAACGACCAGCCTTCTGACTGCAGCTTGCGGCTGACGTCGTTGAGTGTGTCCTGCGCTTGCTTAGCAGTAGGGAACTGACCCGTAAGAGAGTTGACCGGCGCCTCGCCCATCATCTGCAGGACGCGGTTCACTGCTTCCAGGAATGTGGTGCGGGCTAGTGCCATTGTTAATTAGCAAAGAAAAGAGGGGGCCGAAGCCCCCATTTAGATCAGCTAAATGTGATCTCAATTGCACAATCAGGACGCAAAATTCCTGTCCCCAGTGCCATGCTTCCCACCATAAACGTACCTTGGTATAAAGCATGGACATCTTGTCCAGTTTGCTCCATCTTCAGGTCCATCAATTTAACAGTGCCAACTGCTTGTTTGTTAAAAACAAGGCCAACATTGTTAGTGAAGTTAGCAGCATAGGAGTTGTTCTCCCCAGTTGCCGCAGACCTGTTGGTGGTAGGCAGGTGGTTTGACATGACGATGTCGATGCCAGCAACACGGAAGACTTTGCCGTCTCCGTATGCACCTTGGCCGCCCCAATCGCGGTTGATGACGTTGGTTTCTTGGACCAACTTGTAATACTCGCGAGGCGCGAGCACAGCGACGCGAGAGTCAGGGGGCACGTCGTTCTCGTCAAGCTTCTGCGCTGCAGAGAACAGAGCAGTTGCGAGCTGAGCGCCGGTGATGTTTGCCTTTGCGTTAGACGCAGCAGCAATGTTGATCTGAGTACCGCCGGGCAGATCAGTGTTGAAGTTAGTTGCAGTGCGTGCAGCTTTTGCAACCATCGCAGCCACATTTTTGTCAAAAGTGTATGCGAGGGCATTGCCCATTTGGGTCGAGTACTGGCTTCTAACGTCATAGTGATTCTTGGCTTCGTCGATATCAGCGACGAAAACATTGCTCACCAATTTGTCATCAATCAGCACAGTTGCTTCGGCATGCTTGATAGCATTACCTGTCAATTGTGTGCCCGGTGTATGATATGAAGTTGAGCTAGTTCCAATAATTGGGAACTGTGCACTTTTGCCGCTTGAGATAGTACGAACAGTGTGCAAACTTTCAAACACCGTGCTGCGACGGAAGGCAGAAAGCACTTCCCCTGAAAAGACCTTGAGGAACAGGGCGTCGAAGCTGGTGCCTGTGTTGTTGACAAGGCCCAGCCGTGAAGCTGTGAAGTTAGCCATGAGGCTGAAAAGAAAGATTGGGTTGTACCCGACCAGTCTCCTTGCTCAAAGGGTGTCCTCCGCAGAGGGCCTGTGCGCTAGTTGAGTGTCTAGGTAGACAGATTGTAAGCAGCAACTAGGCAAATAAAAAACCCCTGGTCGTTCAAGCCAGGGGTCGTGTGTGTGAGGCGGGTTCTGCACCCACCCAATTAAAAGACAGCAGAGCGGGCAAGCTGCTTCTCTACTGCTTTTCTATAGGCCGGGTCTGTTTGATACCGAGGATCGTTCATGGCCTCGATCACCTGGGCCGTCGACTCGAACTTGCTGCCCGAGCTGCTGCTTGGCTTGCCACCTAACAGCTGCGGCTCACGCCCTTCGCTTGCTGTGTACTGAGCGTAAAGCCCAGCAATTGCAAGCCGGATCTGTGCGCCGTCGTTGCTGCCCTGCACGATGCGGTTAAACGCAGCAATCTCGTCGGCTTCCATGTTCTCGGCAGCCCACGTTGTCATGGCGTCGTACTGCTCTTGGCCGCCAAACTCAGTCTTGATCTGCGACACCTGCTGCGCGTTGAGCGCACTGTCCTGGGCAGCGTTGTACTGCAGGCCAGCAAGGTAGTTGTCGACCATGTTGCGACTGAAGCCAGCTTTTTCAAGCTCGCCGTAGTCCTCATCCTGCAGCATGCCGCTCTCGGCGTACCGAGAAGACATGTCGCTGAAGTCAATGCCTGCTTCTTCAAGCCGGCCGCCGATGAACTCGCCGTAGATCTCCTTGGCTGATTGCTCTTCGCCTTCAGCAAGCTCTGTCTCTGGCTCGTCGGCTCTGCCTTGCTGGCTTTCAAGTTCTTTGTAGCCCTTGACCAACTCGTCGACAGTCTTGTACTTGCCGGCAAGCAGCTGCTCTTCGCCCTGAATCTCGACGTTGTCGTTTTCAGTAAGCGTTACTTCGTTGTCAGGCGCCATCGCGGGCGCCGGTTCGTTGGCGATAACTACTGGTTCTGGCATGGGCCTCAGGAAATTTGGATGATGCCGTCGTCGCCAACAGTGACCTCAGGCATGGCGGTAGTGGACTCGCCTGCCTCGTCAACTGCGACTTCGATCACTTCAACTTGCTGCTCCTCCGTCGGCGACGGCGTCTCCGTCGGGGAGTCGGTTTGGAGTTCCTCTGCTGGGGTCTCCTTCTTCGTACTGCGGGCCATAGGGTGCTCCTGGTTCTGTGTAGTTTTTAGCTGCTTGCGCAGCGGCGCCAGACTTGAGGCCCTCCATCAACATCTGTTGTTGTTGAGCTTCTTGCTGTGCTTGCGCTGCAGCTGCGCGCTCATTCTCTAACTGCTCTCGTGTTTTAACAAGGTTGGTTGTATCGACACTGCCACTTGCGGCCAGGCGGCGCAGTGCTTCGTCGACGTTGATGTACTCGGCCATGATCTCTGGGCCAAGAACTTGCTGCGCAGTTGTGATGAACTCGATCAGCTTGTTCTTGTCATCGCCACGGCCAATAGCTTCAAGCCCGGTGACAGGCTTGGGGTTGACCAGGGCCTTGCCGCCCTGCCCCTTGGGGAAGGCAGGCAGCTTGCGCTGACGCTGCAGGATGTGCATCAGCCGCCGCACCAAGGGCAGCTGCAACTCTTGGGTCAGAATTGAATAGAGCCCCGCGGTGCCGGCGTTCAATTCCTGGCTCATGAAACGGATTTCTTCGGCAGTGACGCGCTCGCCGGGCCGCTGAATAGCGGTGTGCAGCATGAAGGCGTACTGCAACCGCTGCTCGATCCGCTCAATGGTGGCGTTTGCAATCTGCATGTCGGCACCCTTTTGGGTTTGCACGACCGTGATGTCCGACGCTGAGCCTTGCACTATGGCGCCGTTCGCTGCATTGGCCAGGGTGCGGGGCCTGGTCATGCCGTTGGGGTTGACCAAGAAGATGGCTTTAGCTGCTGCAGCTGACGACTCAAGGATTGCCTGGCTCAGGTTCTCCAGCGCAAGCAGGTCGCCGTAGTACTGCTCAACGTATGAGCGACCGTACTCTTCACTTTCTACGCGATCGAAGCGGAGGCTGATCCAGGGGGTGACGTCTTCCTTGCACATGCCGTGCGTGCCTGGCACCTCCTTGCCTTTGACCTCCTGATACCAGTGGCACTCACCGTTGTAGAACTTGACGCAGGTGTAGACCTTGACCGTTTTCTTGCTGCTGGCGTCGCTGTACTCGCCCTCCTCCTCGTCGTCTAAAAATCCCTCGGGTAACGCCTGCGGGTAAACCTCTTCCTCGACGACAATCTCTGTGACGTGACCCATAGGATCACGACAAAGCACGAAACGGTCCAGATGGATGACCCTAATTCCTGCTTCTGAGACGTAGAGCAGGACGTTGCCGCTAACCAGCAGATGCTTGAAAGCTTCGTGCAGAGATGCGCGGCCATTGGCAGTGTCAAGCACGCCCATCACAGCGTGCTCTACTTTTACCAACGCTGCATCGAGTTCTGTCTTGACCTCGGGCCCCGCCTCTGCAACACGCAGCGCCAGGTCGTCAATCTCCAGCTTGAAGAACGGAGCGTTAGGCGGGAACAAGGTGACGAGCAGTTTGTTGCTCAAAAAGTTTGTGCCGCGTGCGCCGAAAGATTGATACGGCGTCTTGAGATCGCCTGCCTCGCCGCCGTGTGCCTCTGGAATTAGGCCAGGAATAGTGACCTTGCTGCAGTCACGAGCCCGCTGCAGGTACGAGTCACGGTTGGCAGCCAGCTGGTTGTACCTGGCCGCCGCAGTCCGGCCACCCGGCATGCCCATTGGCTTGGACTGCCGGTCGACGTTGGAAGTCAGGTTGAGTTTCATTAGCTGCCAGGAATGGAGACGCCGCTGCCATAGCCAGAGATGTCAGCTCGCATAGAGCGACGGCCGCGGCCACGTCGTCTGATGTTGATAGGTGTTTGCGATGTAGTCGGCACGCCAAGCGATGCTGACGGCGAGTTAGCTGCGCCTTCTTGTGACGTTGCAGGCTTAGCCGGTGCTGCTAGTGCAGCAGCAGGTGCCATGGCTGTAGGGCTTGGCGCAGGGGGCGCAGGCCGTTGCGACATAGCCAGCTGCTCTTGATAGCGCTTCTCTGCAGCAGCTTGCTGCGCCTCAAACTGACGCCTCTGCTCTTCCATCTGCTCGCGTTGCCGCGCCATGTTCTCGCGGTGCCGCCTGTCAGCGGCTTCGCGATCACGTCTGCTGCTCCCGCCGCCGCCGCCGCACATAACTAATCAACAGAATTTTGCTCATCGTAAATGCTGTGCAGCATGCGCACCACTGCACGCCTGCCGACATACATCCAGATCTCCCTGTCACTCCACTCTGGTGATGGGCAAAGTTCAGGGACAGCGTCGTCCAACTTCTGCATCAACTCAGGCGTGATGTCTGGCCAATCACTCTTAGACATTTGCACCTGCCTCGCACAGTTCTTGTTCCTGCGAAGGATGCCACAGGGTTAGCTTCTGCTCGTCGATGTTGTAATCACCGTGCCGCAGGATGCGTGTCATCCGTGCAGCCAGCAATGCATCAGTAAATGTCTTGCCTTTCTTTTGGTAGGCCTTGACCACCACTGGCCACATCTCACGCAGCGTCATGGTTGTGCCCAGGATCTTGTCGGCAGTCTTGGGGCCAACGCCTGGCAGGCCGTCGACGTTGTCAGCCCTGTCGCCTGTCAGCACCTGAGTCATCCAGTTGCGGTCGGCTTCGTTCTTGCTGATCGTCCACACCTTGTCGTCAATCAGCAGCTTGCCCGGCACTGTCTTCATGTCTTTGTCGGGCGAGACAATGATGGGGTCAGTGACCTGGCCTGATGTAGCAAGCAGGCCCATCACGTCGTCAGCTTCTAGCTGGCCCATGGTCACGCCGTTGTATGTGACCGACAGGTATTCGTAGACCTCACGCAATGCCATTGGCTTGCGCTTGCCGATGCGGTTGGCCTTGTATTCCTGGCTCAGCTCATGCCGAAACGTGGGGTAACTGCTGAGGCACACCCGCACATCTTGGTCCTGGGTGACATTCATCCAGTAGCCAATCTGTTGTGACGCCTTGGCCTTTGCCTCGATCGGATTGACCGACAGGGTGTGGCACCACTCAGTCCATTTGGTTTCTGTTTCGCAGCTGGCGCAGGTCTTGTAGCCCAGCCAGTCGCCGTCGATAAGAAGAGTCATGTGCCGAAGTAATGGGACATAGGAATGGTTAGGCGGCCACTGTCTTGGTCATACAAAAGCTTGTCCACCGGGCCCGTTGTGCCGCAGAACCTGTTCTTCAGCACGCGCAGCTGCAGTTCACTGCGCTCTGCTGGGTCGCCCTGCTGGTTGCGTTCGCAGCCGAGCACGCAGTCCGACAGCTGTGCAATGGCATGACTGCCACGCAGTTGAGACAGGCTGGTCTGTGCACCCTCCTCGTGGCCGCGGCCTTCCGGCCGCTTGAGGTGGGACACCAGCACTAGGCCTATACCGGTCTGCTCCACAACCTGGCGCAGCTTTGTGCAGACCACGTCTAGGGCACGTCGCTCGTCTAAATCTGCAATCCCGCTGACCACGATCGTGAGGTGGTCAAGGAACACAACGTCCACACCCTCGACGTCGGCCAGATATT